ACAAGTATCCACTGTCGTTTGAGTTCTCACGACTCGGCATGGCAATGCACACCAATCGTATCTACAAGAACTTTGAGTTGGCACACGTGACAAGGCTTATCGGAAATGATTTTAAGTACGACCTTGCAGCCGCACCTAAAATTAAACGTAGACGTGTCAGCATGATTCCGGCGGGTGTAGAAGTCACACTCCGCCGAAACTTGAAACCTGCTTAAGCTGCCACCGTTTTTGCAGTAACTGCACGTGGGCGAGCTGGCACAGCGATGTTAGCTTCGCGCATGCGCACTGCGTACCAACGCAGGCAGCCGGCAGTAGTCTTTGCAGCAGGGAACTGGCCCTTGATTGCTGCGAGCACTTCGTCGTAGCTCAGTGCAACATCGCCTTCGGTCTTGAGCAGCAGCGCTTCAGCAACCGAGCGAATAGTAATTTTCTTCTCGGTGGTTGCAGCAGGTACAACACGCTTGGCGCCGGTGTCGTCGAACACGGTGGCCAGTACGAGGCCTTGTGCATCAGCGATTTTGTTCAGGCGAGCGATCGCTTTCGAACGCTGCGAGAAGGTCTTCATCGAAGCTTCACCGCCAATGGCGTTGATCATCGAAACCAGGGTGGACATCGTGAAGTTGGTCAGGTTCAGCATGGTAATTTCCTTTAGGTAGTTGGCTTTGTGTTTGCCGGGTTGATGTAAAGATTATACCTGCAACCGCTAAACCTGTACAGCTTTATTTGCGTTTATTTGAACTTATTTTCAAGTAGCTTTTGTCCAGCCTTTAGTCTTCGCGATCGCCACTGCGAGCGTTGTCTGCAGATCGGTGTAAACGTCTTTGCCGTACAATGCAGCAAGACGCTCGAGATACTTCATCTTCTCTGCATCAGCTGGTGCACCAACGACAGTGTTCGGCTTCGAGATGTACATGCCGTACTCGACGTTGGTAGTGAAAGCGGGCATCACAGAAGTGCGCGGAATCCAAAACACCACGACAGTTGCCGAGTTCAATGCTTCCCATTCCCATTCGACCTGGTCGTCATACGTGAACTTCGGCGACCAGTCGGCATCTTCCGGAACCAGGACGGTTCCGGTAAATCCAAGTTGGCCCAACAGTTCAATTGCTTTCGGTCGCCACGACGGAACATCAGGGCTGCGGGGTGTTGGTCCTGCCAAGAAGATACTTTTCGGCAGGCGTGTGCGGGAGTATGCAACGTTCATCATTTAAATTTCACAATCGCTTCGGTAATTGCTGCTTGTGCTTCGTGGATACGAGCATCGGTACTGCGGTTCCAGCTTTGGTCGTTGTGTGACAGTGCGCGAGCCAAACGTTCCTGCGCGTACTGCAATGACTTGATTGCACCAGCTGGATCGCCAGCTGGTCGCCCAAGACGACCAGCCATTGCAAGAGCAAGCTTCGCCTGTTCGTTGCCGGATTCAGCCAACTGCTCCAGTGTGAAACGATAGATTTCTTCTGCGCAAGCCATTACTTCTCCTCGATGTTGTAGAGTTCCATCAACACACCTTGCAACCACACTTCAGCTTCCGCTTGCAGTTCCGGCGTTTTCTTGCGCATGGTCGACGACAAGATTTTCGCTTGCACTTCGTCGTCCAGGCTGATCAGTAACGCTTTCACTTCTTCCAGATCTTCTTTGCCCTGCTTGACGCTGAGCAAGTGTTCAGCGTTCGCGCGCGGGAACGTGATCTTTCCAGTGTCGAGCAATTCGATCGACTGCTGGTACACGCGCACAGCATGCGACAACGACTTGTAGTCTACATCGGTTTCAGCGGCAGCATTGCTGCGATCGCCAAACTGCTTGATGATCTTCTGAACCTGCTCGTACAGATGCAGGAGCGTAGTCGATTCGAGGTAGTTGCGGCCGTTCAGCTTCAAGCTGTTCTGCGGCTTCTTGCCGTTGGTCAACACTTCCGTATCCAGCTTGGCATCGCGGGCAATGTGATCCAGGATTGTCAGACCGTTGTAAACGGTATCGAGTCGTGGAGTTTCGTCTGGGCCAGATTCAAAAACCTTGATGTACTTGGCAACGACGTACAGAACTTCTTTCGCAGCATTCAACCGCTCACCACGACGAACGTAGTCGAACGTCTGCTTCATCGCGAAGCCAACCATCGAATACACTTCTGCGTTTGCAAACTTCTCGATCATCTGCTCGCACATCTCGCGGCCGTAACCAGGCTGACCGTTCTTCGCGTGAGCGAAAGCGATTTCCAGTGCGTACGTTTGGCCATTCACGAAGTCGCGAACGAACGTTTGCAACGGGAAGTATTCCGTCTCGACACCATTGTCGGGCATGGTGAAGCCATCGCCGATAGGATTGCCTTCAGCGTCGAAGCGATCTTTGTAGATCGACAACTTCTTGCCGAGCAACATGTCGGTAAGCGATGGAAGGTAAACAACCTTCTCGTCGGTGTCAGATGTTGGTGTGGAGGTACCGTACAGCTTCGAGCCGTAAACTACCTTGAACATATCTTTTTTCATTCGTCATCTCCTATGTCTTGACGTTTGCCCATGACGAAATCAATCATCCAGGTCATCCAGCTGACACGGTATCGTGTCTTTTGGTGTTCTTCTTGATACCGGTATTGCGTTGTGAGAATCAGTTCCATGTCATCATTCAGAAAACACATGGACCGGTAATGTGCAAATCCGGAGTTGACGCCCATCAAACAGTTGATCTGCTTGTTGGTCATCTCAGCGAAATTGATCTTGCCCAGATTGATATCGCGCTCGTTCAAAATCTCGTACATCTTTTTGAACTGGTCAGCTGCACGATTGTATTCTGGCAGGTCGTAATCCGGCTCGATGCCAAGTCGGCTCAAGACGATTGATCGGAAGTCTTCCATTGTATCTTTCAGAGTTGCGTGAATTCGTTTGGTTCGCTGCCACCATTGTAACTGACAGCATCGTGCACAATCTGGCTGATGCCGATCAAAGCAATTGGTATCAGTGTTATACATGCGAACCATGCAATTATGACTGCGTCTTCTTCACTCATAGTAATCCTTGTTAGATGTCAGATTATACCGGGTGTTCCGACAAATGCACAATCATAAACGACCCATCTCGATGAGATGTAATTGAAGGTGAACAACATAGCTGTATGCCAGCGCGTGGGATTTCTTGAATGAGTAGCCGGTTTCGTCCTTAGCAAACAGAATCCGGCGAGCAGCTTCTCGATCGGTCTTGTATAGACCGGTGAAGTGTTTCTTACCAGGGCGAATCAATGCCATGATGTCAGCCACCTCCATGATGGATCGTGGCTTGAGGTCAGACAGCAATGCGCCGTGCTTGCCCAGCTGAAAGATTTTCTCTTGGGCTGACGGGAGTTGGAGCAACGTCCAGTCGGGCTCCTTCTTCAGCAGGTCTTCAATCTCAGCGCGCGATGTAAAATGTTTGTAAACGGTAAGATTCAGGAAGTCGACTTTCAAATATCCGAAGTCTTCCGCTTGGTCATACGGGATCGCAGCGTAACCAGTAACTGGGTCCACTGCAATTCGTTGCGGGTACACACCACACGGGTGCGGTGACAGCTTGCCATCTTTCAAAACCATAGCACGAGGCCATGCAGGAAAGTAATGTTGCGGATCAAACCGGGTTTTGTCTACGTCAATGTCTACATCCACTATTCACCTCCATTTTCCTTTCTGACCTGTTCAACCTTTACCAGCAGAATTATCTGTGGCACAGCTTCACGCCAACGTCGCACCAGAGACGGATCATCGCTCTCACAGAAGCGGGAATCAAACCAACCGCGTTTTACAGCGTAGTCGTTGAGGATGACGGTGTTAAAAACCTGGGAGTAGAATCTTTTGGAATTCTCGTCCATGGATTCAAAAAGCTTGCGGGTCATAGATCAAGCTCCTTTGTTGCTTTGGAGAACTCGGTGAACAAGCCAATGTTTTCCGGAGTCTGTTGGATCCGCATAATCATTGCACCCACCTGCACGCCACCCTCAAGTCGATCTGCCTCAGCAGTATCTCGACTAGACATGTACGCGCGGAATGCGCCGCTTGCAACCAAGAACCATGGGGACAGTTTACGCTTCTGCACAAGGTCCAGAATCTTGATGACCCCGATTTGATCGAACACCTGCTTCGGCTCGCACTCGTATTCCTTGGCGTAGTCCATAATCACGTCAACCGAATTCAGGAACTGAACGGTTGGGCTTACGATCTTATCATATCCTTGGAGGTACATGGCGTACACATTGTCGCGGCACCAGAGCACTGGCTGGACATTACCGTTTTCAACCATCGCCTTCACGAAGCCAGGAGGATTAGGCATGTTTACACGGCGCACATGGTTGGCAAACTTGATGAACGCATTATAGGTCATGGAGCTTGCGAAGGTTTCGATTGGTGGCACGGACCGTTTGTTAAGCCGCATCCAGTCGCCGTAGTATGCATACGCTGCTTGACCGATTGGCCCGCGCAGTTCATCAATCCGTTCCCGTTCCCGACAGCGGTGTTTCATGAATGTTCGCTCGCTGGCGAAGTCGTGTGTGCAGAACTCGCAGTTCCACTTCACCTTGCGTGATGGTGCTTCTTCTGCGTCAGCACTATTTCTTCTTGACGCTGCTTGGTTTCTTAGGGCTTCCCGATCCATCACCAACCTCTTTCTTCAGCTTTGCTAGCTCTTCTTTATCCCAGCCAAGTTCTTCCGACATTGCCATAATATCTTCGGCGTCGATGGTATCTGCATAACCAATTGCTTCACGTGTGGATACGTCGTAGAACTGTTTGATTACTTCGAGCCGCAGCTTCGTTGCTGCCTTGGCACCAGGTGCTTTTAACCAAGAGTACCGTTTCGATTTGCCTGTCGCTGCAGCGGCGAGTAGGGAGAATAGTAAACCTTTCTCCGTGCCGAGCGAGAACATATATGGATTGACGAAGGTATTTAGTCTGACAAGTTGGGCTTGGTCACTTGTACCAGTCATCCACCGCGCAATGACGAATGGTGCGGCAGACTTCTGATCTTCTTCCGGAAGCTTCCTGTACCATTGCAGGTCTCGTTTAGACAGGTCAGACAACCCCTGGAACAAGTCAAAGCTCATACCAGCTCCGACAATGCATCCCGCGCGCGTTGCAGACAGTCATGTGCTTCGTCGCAGTCTTCCTTGAGGGAAGTCAGTTCGTCGATAAACTCGTCCAGCTTGTCGCGATCCTTCGCGATCTGCTTCATGTGCTTGTCGATACCCTTGATGATGCTTTGTGTTTTGCGCTTGTTCATACGATACGTACCTTGTAAGTGGTTTCAGTTACTTCATACTTGGTTATCTTAATCTTATATCCCGCGAACATGAGATAATTACCGTGAACCTCGAGCGATGCATCGACAGTTCCATCAGCGTCGACGTGCGTCATCAGCTGGTCGTAGATTGGCTTCGGCAGATGGATAGCGTAGATTGTGCCATCAGGAAATGATGCACTGTACATTATCCTCTCCCAGTATCGAGGATGAGAAAGTCTGGGATGTTGTCGTAATCGATATCGCCTTCGGCATCTCTCGGCGCGATGCGCTCAATCAGTTCACCACCATCGTGGCAGTTGCCGAAGTACGCACTGTCGAGGCTGACGTGTCTCGGAACCAGCAGATAGTCGTCCTTCGCGCGTAGCGCGATGTGCGTGTCGAGGCTGATCTCGTTGGCGGTGCAGAAATTAATCAGTTCTTGTATTGTCATATTGTTTCTCTTCAATTTTTAGGCAGTGTGGACAGTGTCGCCGAATATAAAACGGTGAGTTCACTCGCTTGCGGAAAGGTACACACCAAGGCGTCCACTCATGGAAACCTAGACGGCACCGCCAGTTCATACCAACGCAGCAATCTCGATGAACAAAGCTGCGACCTGAAGTTCAGGGTCGGCTACAAATGAATGCTGGTATTGATATTGTGCGATGAGGATCACCGCTTCGTCCTGACGCTTCAGCTTCTTGCAGCGATGCAGGTTGTCGTACAGGAATCGGTAAATGTCGATCAACTCTTCTTTGGTTGCTGACTCGCACACCACTTTCCGCGCTGCACTAATCTCGCCGGATTCGATGAGTGGCAACAGTTGGAGTTTCCAGTCGCTTGCTACTTCGCCAGAGGTGATGACGAGCTTGCCTGTCTTGCTTCCCTTTTCCAGGATCTGAATCACTTTACGGAAGTCAGGGTAACCAGCAGCAACAACTTTCTCGAGGTCATCGAGATTGAACTCAACGTTTTCGGCTTCCAGAATCTCTGCTGCCTTGATGAGGACATTGTCGCGGGACGGTGCAACGAACGAGACTTCTTGGAATCGCGAACGGATTGCTGGGATGATCAGGTGGCTGTAGTTGCAGGTGGCAATGAAGCGGCACGAGCGGGATGTTGTTTCCATCAGGTCGCGAAGCAGGCGCTGTGCATCAGGGCCGATACCGTCGAACTCTTCCAGGCGAACAACCTTGAACTTGCCAATCGGCATTGTCATGGCGAAGTTCTTTACCTTGTCACGCATGGCGTCGATCTTCTCGTCAGAACAGTTGATCTTCAGGACATCACTGCGATCAATGTTGAGGTCGCGGATTAGTGCGGCTGACATCGAGGTCTTGCCGGTACCAGGTCCACCCTGCAGCAACAGGTTCGGAATCTCACCTTCCTCGACGTACATGTCGAAGTCGCGGCGCTCGCGGGCATTGGTGACGATTACGTCCTTGACGTGCTGTGGTCTGTGTTTCTCTACCCAAACTTGTTTCAATTGAATACTCCTGTGATTGCTGGCATGGCCGGTTTAGTTGGAACGAGTTCTAAGTCGGCCGAGTGAATTGCGTCCCTGATTCTAACATGATTTGTGTTAGATTTTAGAAACACATAGTCTTTCATTGGTCTGTCGTCATCGTCGAGCAGATGCCCAGTTACGGTGAACTCGTCAAGAACATGTTCGATAAACCTTACATGATCGTCAATCTCAAATTCTTTGTGCATTCTTTTCTCCGGTTACGGCAGTGTACAGACATTGCTATATGTCATTATACACTGCTTGCTGAGGATTGATTTACTTTGGTGCTGTTGAGACTGCTTCCGCTCGACGGAATCCTTGGCGACGTTGAGCGTCGACGATGGTGCTTGGATCTGCATCAACCAGGCCGAGGGTTGACCGAGTGATTTCTTCGCGATGAATCGGAATTGGTTCAACTGTCATTTCAATGAAGTTGTCGGAGTTGTTATGCTCGCTGCTCACTTCGTGAAATACTTCAACTGGCTTGAGCAATCCTGTTTGAACATAAGTCGAACGATTTGGTTCAGGGTCTTCGACTGGTGGTACGGGATCTGGCTCAACAGGTGGCTCTGGTACTTCTTCAACTGGTGGTTCTTCGACAACAGGTTCAGGTTCTTTGATAGGTTCAGGTTCTGCGTGCGACACAATGAACTCGCGCAGCTCTTCACGCGACAACCCAGGTGGAACTTGTATTGTGGCGGAGTCAATTGCTTCCTGAGTCGGGAGCACAAGCGGAGCTTCATACTTCTCGTACTCGGTTTCCACTGGTTCTTTCACTGATGAAAGACTATTTGCTTGACTCCATTCTGTGCCATCATGAATGAATATCTGTCCCATGCCGGTATGGAAGAACACTGCACCAGCGTGTCCAGTTGCAGGCAACTCAGGACCAGCAGGGAAGCTGTGGCCGTGTGTTCCAACCACTGACTTGAACTGCTGGAATCCTTCCGGCTGTGGTTCATTGAACACTTCGACCTTGACTTCTTCTTTAGCTTTCATCTCGGCCTTGCGACGAGCCCACAGGAAGTTACCAGCGATGATCAGGAAAATTGCGAGCGGGTCGAACACAAAGATAATCATTGCGATTACCCATGACACTGCTTCTTCCATCGGAATCTTGAAAGCCTTCGAGATGGAAACAATCGGACCTGCTTTCGCTTCTGTCCCGATCTGAGCAACCTGCAACGCTGGCAGTGACTTATCGATCTCAGCAATCTTTGCGTCAAGAGCTTTCTGTTCCGTCTGGAATCCACGCATCAGGCGGAGTCGTTGATTGACAGTTGTCTTCGTCGGGAGTGCAGCAACCTGGTCGTCGATCTGTTTCTTACGCAGCTCGTACTTCGCTTGTTGTTCCTTCAGCACTGCAACTTTGAGGTCACCCTCCTTCGTTGCCATGATGGACTTCTGGAATTCGCCTGTGAGATAACCAGCTGCACCTGCCGACGTGATAATCATTGTGACAGTTGCAGCGGCTAGTGCGTATGCCTTCATCAGTTTCGATAGTTCTTTCCAGTACGTGTACAGGAGAGAAACGACGACGATCTTACCTACGTCGAGAGCAACAGCCAGAGAGATGATGATTGGATTGGCACCGAACAAGGCAGAGATGCCGATGACGGAGACAAGTGAACCAAGGCCCTCAATGAAGAGTGCGGCGAAGAAAGTAAGAACGATGAAGAACATTTTATTGGTCGCTTAAAACAAAGTGGAAAAGTACGTACGCGTGGTTGTTAAAGTCTTCTTGAGTCAAGGTGTGCGGTGAGGTATCGAAATCAGTATCTGTCAGATAAACAACATCACCTGGCTTCTGGGTTTTCAGCCATACTGCATGCGGAATCCTAATCTGGATCGGGTGAATGTACCCGCTGGCTTCCTTGAACAGATCAAAACCGTTTGGATCTTGGAAGTAAAGCTTCGCAGCTCGCGTGCTACCCGCTAAAACATACGGTCGTTCAGCATGAGGCACCTTGTAGTCTAGCTGCATATCGCTGGTAGGTGTCAAATATGTTGGTACGATTTTACCTTCCCAGACGCGTTGACCACCATGAGCTTTTTCGCCAATCTTCAGATTTGGATTTGCCTCTTGGATCTTCTCAAGCGTAACTGTCATGAGGTGATCTGGATCGAAATAAAGCACCGGATGCGGTTTGTAATCAGACTCTATCATGAGAACTCCGTTCCGATTGTCAGCTTGTGGTCGTCAGTTGCAAAGATGATCTGACCGTCATCAGTCTTCCACATCTTCTGCCCGTCGATCTCGGTGCCATACGTCCACATCAAGGCGTTGACGAGAATGTACTCGCCGACCTTGATGGTGGAATCTGGACCTACTGCGAGGACTTCGCCCCAGCGTGGGAGCTTCTGCTGCATGTCAGTTTGAGCAATGATAATTCCGCTGGGCGTAGCACGATCAGCGAATTTACCTTTGCCACCACCAGTTTCATCGAGAAACCGGAACATGATGTTGTCATTGAGGGGGTGTACAAGTGTTGGCATTCTATTTCCTATGAGTATTTCCTGCAGGTGTTTACTTACGCTTCAGCTGTTTGGCTTTCCCTGATGCAGCTGCAGCTTCGTTGGATACAGCCAGGAAGTCGATGTCTGGAGCAACGGAAGACTTGACTCCGTCCTTTGCATCGATGGCTTGTTTGCGTTGTTCAACCGCCTTTGGAACTGGGGCTGACGCGAGTTGTTGCTTGATAGCGAGCATCTCAAAATCGATAAGTTCGCCACGAGCGCTTCTAATGAGTTGTCCCATTTATATGATCTCCGGATAATGGCGCTTGGATTGCGCACCCTATATTTATAGTTCTTTTTCTATAGGCCGAATTTAGTCGTGGTAGAACTCTTCTGGATCAACGTCCATTGTAACACAGTCAACTACGTGCAAACCGATGAGATAGAGAAGGTAGGACGCGCAGGACGATCCTCGACCAACGCCCCATACAATATTGTTGGCGCGCAGGTGATCGATGATGTAGATGACAGTTCGCATGAATTCAGTCATGCCGCGGGAGTGAACTTGCCGCAGCTCGTGTTCAATGCGATCAATGGCTTTGTCGATGTACTCGGGAGTCTGAGCCCCATCAAGTTTGTCCTCGAATAGCTGGCCCATATACTCAGTCAGATCAATCTTCTGATACTTCTCGGGTAACTGCCAGCTCATATCCAGATTGACTGGCTCAGGTTTGACGGGAAGAAGCTGATCTAATTCCGATACTTGAGTGTTGAACTCGGTGATATCAGCATTCGTTCCATTGACACGTAGCTTGCTAGGCGGAATTCCCAATAGCAAAAACCGGGCCAATTGGTCCGGTTCGATTTCAGATACTCCGTCGAAACGGAGGTTCCTGTCTTTTAGTTCAGACTTGAGGGTCTTCAAGAGTTACCGCTTTCGCATTGCGAGCGCGTGCTGCCTCCAGCTGCTTCTCGGCGCTGGTAAGACGGTGCGCGTTCAGGTTGTGGCTTGCATACTTTGCCAGCACATACGTTGGGACATCGGTGTACGGATATTCAGGGTAGAACATCACTGCACCCCAGTTGCCGGTCTCGAGGAACTTTTTCAGCGAATCGCAATGTGCCGGATTCGTTGGATCGAACGAAACGCGGTGACTACTAATATGCCGCAGCACGTTGGAACGGGAGAGAGCATCACTGGTGTCTACAAAATTTGGCATGGCTAGGATTCCGTGTTGAATTAAGATGAGCCATTATACCCATCATTCTCAACTATGTACAGTGTTTAGTGATTATCTGGACAATAACATGTATCACCGTTTGCACAAAATCCTTCTTTCTGAACTGGCTTCACAAGCTGGAAACACGGCACGCCACGCTTCTCAAGACGCTCGACACCTTCAGGCAGACGATAGTGATTGCGATATACCACTCGAGCAATCTTCGCTTGCACGATCAGCTTCGCGCACTCAGGGCACGGCGAATACGTTGTGTACAGAGTTGCACCTTCCGAGCCACCGCCTTGAGCGGCCAGTTTCAGAATAGCATTTGCTTCAGCATGAAGCACTTCGTGTTTGGTGCGCGGCACGGTATCTTCCGGAGTGGCGTACTCTTCGCAGACGTCATCATCACCTGACGCACCGGCAGGCATGCCATTGTAACCATCAGAAATGATTCGGCCGTTCTTCACGATGAGTGCGCCGACTTGAAGACGATTTGCTTTCGAACGTTTCGACCAGACTTCCGCCATTTGCATGTACGCTTCGTCGATCTCGATTCGGTTTTGATTTGTTGTAAGTTTTGTCATGTGTACATTCTAACACAATTGTCAATCGTACATTCGGATTTTATTCGCGTTCCAGAACTGACGACTGCCCTTTACGAGACCCGTACCAGCATCCATCGCTCCCGCGCTTGCTCCCATCAACTCCTTCATGTGGCTGACGAGTTTGCTACCAATACCATTGCGGCGTTCTGACTTGCGAACGAACACCTGGATATCGCTGTAGTGTGTTACCACGGCTACGCCAACAGGAACTCCGCCTTCAAGATAAACAGCGGCATGCAGTACACCACCGTACCTGTCAGAATCGCGACTAGCTCCCCTGTGGAGTTGCCCGTTCAGCATCCAGCCTGCGACAAACAGACGGTGCTTTAGTGCCAGCTTGCAAGCTTCTTGGTTGGTCAGTTTTGGGATCATGGCAATCCGTATGGAGTGTTAAGGATTTCTTCAGTCAACGGCTTATCCACCTTCAGCGGATAAGTCGACACGTCACGCACCGGTTCTTCTTCCGCCACGACGGTGGTGGAGAGCGGCCATGTGGTGTTGATATCGGCGAACAGATCATCGATTGTTTTGTGACACGTGTGGTTACCATAACCAGGCCACGCATACTTGGCATCAAAGATTCTCGCCTCACCATAGGCAAGTTCAACCTCGCCGAGACCTGGCAGAAGGATTTGCTTGTTGCCTACGATGTGACAGTTGGTATAACCTTCTGCCGTCAGTCGTTCTATGATGTCAGTGAGTGTCATTTGAATTCTTTGTAAGTCTTGATGTTGGTGTACGTCACGTAAGCCATCCAGGCTGTAAGCAGCGCATGGATGATCATCCACACCACTGTGCCATTGGTTACGATGTCATTGTACAGAGCCCACGCGTTGAAAAGCGTAAAGAATGCACCCACGATAATTACGAGGAGTGTCATGCGTTTGGTGAGATTCATTTTACTTTCACTTTCTTGTAAACGTCTTTCATGATATCCATGGAGACGGAATCTGGATGATCGGCGCTGTAATCGGTTCCATCGCGCATGTCGCGCTCTTCTGGAAACTTATGCCAGTGTGTGGTTAGCGGATGTTCTGGGTCCCACAGCCCGCATTCATTGCGGATGCTGGTTCCCCAGCCGTGATGCAACAGACACAGATCGCTCTCAGGCAATCTGCGGAGGTAATCAATTTCTGCTTGCGGCAGGTTGAATAGGATTTCGTCGGCCAGTTCGGCCACAGTTTGTTTTGTTGTCATATTAGAAAGAATAGTTGGCGTGTGGAATCCGGCATTTTACTTGCCAGGCTTTGTTGGCATCAGCTTTCAAGCAAGGCTTCAAGATCGCTTTTGGATCTTTCAGCACAAGGCCTTCGTCTTCTTTGCCGAGCGAATCAAACAGCGTCGTGAAACCACCACCGAAACATTTGGCGAGAGTAATACGTTCTGCGATACGATATTGATCTGATTCAGCTTCGCCGCCGAATTTCTTCATCATGGCAACCATGCGTGAACCAAACGTGGTACCAGCGAGCGATTCACCATTCGACACGAGTTGATCGAAGATAAACAGTTCGTGCTTTGGGCCACCAGTTACTTTGGAATGCAGCAGCTCGGCAACGTAGACGTTCCAGCCATCAGAGCCACTGAAAAATTCGATGTGATCTTCTTGTGGCGTCCACATACGATGATCACCATTTTCAAGTTCGGGGTGCCGGGTTTTGAAGATGACCTGATCGCCTTTAGCGAAGATCACCGTGCAGGTGCCGTTCTTTTTCTTCTGCGCGACGTAGCCACGCTTCTGATAAAAGCCAAGATTCTGCTTTGCGATTTTGAGTTCTGGGCGAGGTGGAAACAGATATTGATATTCAGTGTAGTCCATGTTCGCTCCGCAGTGTTATCCAATAGAGAGATTATAACTTGTCTCTATTGGATTGCACACAATTATCTCACTGGTACGAATGCAGCGTCGCCGACGATGAAACGACCGTCAAGTACATACAGTTCGCCAAGGTGCGAATCTTCGTGTTGACCAACGTGGGTGATGGTATACCTCTCACCATTGCATGGCGTGTTGCCGTATTCGAAATGCGGCACATACTTTTCACGATCCGGCCATGCGTAGTATGTGTCGAACGTGTTGCCGGAACGCACAATGTCCACCATCGTATCAACTGCAAACTTTGGCTCAGGTACTGCCGGCGGCGGGTATTCTTCGCGAATTGCAGCGAAGTTGAGGATGCGCAGGAACTTCTTCAATTCCTGGTGGTCAACAACATAACTGTAATGGCTGGCGATGTAGTTGTAGGCGTCAGCAGCATTAGAGCAGCTGTTACGGGATTCACCAACAACGATGTTGAGAATCTGTTCGAGTGTGAGTTTGGACATGTAGTTCCTAGTGAAGTGTCTGCATCTGTTTGATGACTACGTCGGCCGATTTCCATGCATGGCTACGATGCCACCGCTGCCACGAGCTTTCGTGGATTTGGTGCAACAGTGCCATGCGGCAGCGCTCAGCAGATGCTGGAGTTTGGAATGCACTAGCACCCATCAGAAACCTACGGCCAGTTTTCGCAATGGCCCACACAGTCTTTTCACAGACCTTGATTTCGTAGTCGCGCTCGACGACTGGGTTCCACGGGCACTTGAGGTTTACGATAAAGAGTTTCATGCCAAGCTCCGAAGTGTTTTCCAATAGAGAGATTATATCCCAAGTCTATTGGTTTGCACAGTCATTGTTCTTCTTCTTCCGCATGCTCAGATACTGTAACTTGGCCAGCATCTGTGCGAGTAGTCGTCACACTCTGCGGGCAGCGAGTGATAATCATCGACGGATAACCAGGCGTGGTGCTGTGCACATGGAACGTGCGACAACCCTTCAACGCTTCAGGAGCGTTGAGCTGGATTTCACGCGGCGCTTCGATTTCAGCGGTTTCTTCCGGTGAGTCGCAGCTCGACAGAAGAACTAGTGCGAACACCAGGAAGATACTCTTTTTCATTTGTACACCTTGTCATCCAGAAATTTACCTGCATCTGGATTGCGCATTTGGAACTCGCGGCCAGCTTCAAACGAAGCAGTCATGAGAAGAGCATGTGCATCATTCTCCATGATGCGATCAATATGTGCTGCAGGAATATCCGAACGATTTTCTGCAAACCAACGTTTGATGGCAATGTAGTTAGCGCTCATGATTTTCCTTGGTAAATGTGTTGTCTGTTTCATACACGATGAACGCGCATGAATGGCAGAACCAATAATCTTCGGTGACCATATTGCCGGTGTCAAAGTGCCGATACGTTACCGACGAATTGTGGCCATGGTCATGGTCACAGTGTGGGCAGATAGTTATGTTCTTCGAAGTCATAACGCATTATACCTTATTTTGCCACCGATGCATAATATTTTTCAGCTCCTCGTAGCGTATGGTGCTGATATCCAAGGTCTTCAACCAGCACTCGAAGTAATGTTCCAGCTCCGCGCTGCGTGTATGCGTGTCCAGATGATGCACTTCAAAGTCGGCGAAGTTCTGGACCTTGTCCGCGATCAGCATATCGCGGACCTCCGAGAGCGGTCCAGCCGACGCGGGCAACGCGGTCCAGTCGGGATAGCGGACCGAACGCGCTTGCGACGGGACGGGACCGTCGAACCCGTACTCCAGCGTCACTGAGTTAGACAAAGCACGGTTTGCCTGCGAGCGGTACTCCATGACGAGCGTCATCACGTACGGGTCCTGTTCGCGGGCGAGTACTATATTGACCAGCAGGTCTGCATCGTCCTGGAACATTGGGTGCAGGCAGAACGCGGACATTGCGTCTTGGGTCGCGCCGATCTCCTTCATGATCTCTAGACCATCCTTGATGTGGTTGATCAGGTACACGCCACTTCGCCCGGCAGTACGATCGCCATACCATTCTGATATCATGTTGAATGCAGGAAGATACTTTGGCGGTCGTGGCAGATAATTTTCTGGATTCAGACCATGGTCGACCATGTGCTTGGCATAGATCAGCTTGTAACCCATCTCTGCCACTTCTTCAGTTGTGGCACCGACATCGAACGTTACGTTCCATTCGGCCGCGAGGTCTTCGAGTGAAGCGAAATCCATCTTGCGGGTTCTGCCCCATCCACCACGTTCGTCGCACAACACATGGCCGCTTTCGTAGTCGACGCGAACCGATGGATCGCAGTCGTCGTTGAACGCATAGTTGACAAGCGGATCGCCAGCAAGCTTCGCGATGTCAGCACCAGTCACCCATGTTGTTTCTCCGTCATCGACGGAGAACATAAACAATGTAATTTTGGTATCTTTGAGTGCGGCGACGTTCAGATGCGGTGGCAACTCAAAGAGGAATTTACCGGTGTGTGGATGCTTCATAATGTTTGACTGTCAGCCTGTTAAAGAAACGACGGAATAGGATTGATCGTATCACGGATGCAACCGTGAAGAAAATGGTGATGCCGATGTTCTGCGAAAAGCTCGTTGGCAGATTCCAGATTGGCGTCACAACGTAATGTTGCAGCAGGACTGAGATGATGAATCCGGAACCGATGTTACAGATCACCTCGATCCAACTGTGTTTGATTGATTGCATTTTATTTAGCCACGACGATTGCACCAAGTTCGCGCCAATGTTTGCCGTCCCATACGGCTTTCACACGATTACGTTTGTACGTCCACAGCGAACCAGAAGACGTAGGTCTCGGATGCTTGCTTGCGTCTTTCGAATTCGAATAGGTGAAAACGCGATAGCGATCACCTTCATTCCCGGTCGAACGTTTGCAAGTTGTGATGCGAACGAATTCGCGTATCGTTCCGACCGCAATAGTTTCTGTTGTCATGTGTGCTCACCAGTCCTTGATTTGCATAATGATCTCGGCATATTCTTCCGGCCAATGACGTCCGACGTCTGGTTCGTCGTAATCCAATTCTACTTCGAGAGCCCAGACATGATGAACTTCTTCTGGCGTCGATTCACGTACAGTGACGCCGAGCAGCGTCATCCAACCTTTCATCTTTTCAATTTCCTCGATGTCGTCATCATCGATCACGACATAGATGTTTTCGCTCCCATACAGGGAGGTTGGAGTTTGTCCGAGCAGCTCACGTTGGCGCTCGAAATGTTCGATGGTGAATTGGGTCATAGCAACCTTAAGTAGCAATGTAAAGACAGAGGATCACGATTGCCGAAACCAAGACGATACAAAATGCGACAGCGCGGGTCATGCGCAAGCCTCATAGTCAGCCTTGGCGCTAGCGTATTGCTCAGAATCAATGCCGTAGTCAGCAGCAGCATTTTCCATGTAGCATTCGTACAGGCACTTCTTGCAGTAGCCGCCGTTGATGTCTGCTTCGCCATGACCGGTGTCACGAGTGAGCTTCTTGCACAGTTCGCAGTGGTACGTGCCTTTGTTGCTGATCCGATTGTACTTAGTCGTCATGGTCATCTCCGTGGTTGATGTAAAGATTATACACGCAACCACCAGCAATGCACAGTGTTACTTGCAGTGGAATGCTACAAGACGATTGAGTTGGCGTTCAAGTAACCCGAGGCGCTGGTCGATGTCGTT